GAGTTGGTTCTGTGACAATCTTAACTATACCATCTACTTTTGGAATAAGATCATCAAACATATCAACCATTGCTTGCATATACTCTATTATCCCACCTTTCTTAGCTTTTACTTGAGTAAAATTCATAAATGCTTTTTGAAAATCTTCAAGACTAAATTTTACAAATCCAGTTTGTTGAGAAATATCCTTTATGTATGTGTCCCATATATTTTTTGCAGTACTTGAAAATTCCAAAATACCTCTTTTAATTTTTCCACCCCCCATTTTTATTTCCTTATCTGCACCTTCCATTATAGCATTAATGAATTCCCCTAACCTATCCTCGCCTTTCATTTCAGCAAATACTTGGGTAAATTTTGACATTTCTTTTTCAAATGTTTTTGAAATGCCTTTTGCAAGATTTTCAATCTTATCCTGATATGTTCTTACTGCTATATCAGCTATAAGTGCATTTGTTACTTTTCTTTGTGCATTGGCAACATCTTCCAACGAAGATTTTTCTGTAAGCAGATTTGGAAGATATTGATTATATCTGTCATTAATTATTTTTAAAGCACCTGCATATTCTTCAGTTCCTTTTTTAGCGTTTCTTAACTTAGTAAATACACTATTCAAACTAAATATTTGTGTAGCAGCAGCTTCATTTATTTCTTTTGCAGCATTTTTTAATTCATTACTTGCTTTAACGTGCTTGTATATAGCAACACCCACAGCAATTACAGTAGCAGCCAAAGCAACCCATCCTCCAAGTAATTTTGATGAAATTGATAATGCCCCACGTACTTTTGCAAGTATTGTAAATAATTTATTAAGTGCTGTTTCAACAAATGTTATAGTATATGTCATTGTGCTTAACAAAAGCAAAAATGGACCAGCGGCAGCAATTGCTAACCCCCACATTACTTTATTCTTTTTCTGAGATTCAGATAAATTGTCAAACCATGTTGCTACTTTATTTAATGTACGTACTAATCCTTCTAATAATGGAATTAATGCTTCTGCAATAGACTTTCCAAGTGAAATCATTCCTACCTGTGCAGCAGACAAGGCTTTATCATAGCGTACTTTTATAGTGTCTGCAACAGCAGCAAATGCTTTACTTACTATCCCACTTGAATTTGTAATTCTTTTCATCATCTCAGAATCGTATTCCATATTCTTACCAGTTAATGAAAATATTTGAAGCATCGCCCTGATATTTGGGAAAACTTTACTTACAATACTTTCACCATATTCTTCCTGAAGTTTTTTAAGTTTCTCCATGAGAGCCATTAAACCACCAGTCTTGAGGATATTACGCAAATCTTCATAAGATGCAGACATACCTTCAATTTTACCTGATGCTAATTCAAGTGCTTCTGCTCCACCTTTAGAACCTTTCATAAGCCCGTTCAACATACCACGAAGGTATGTTGCTGCTTGTGCTGCAGTAGAACCCGTAAGAGTAACAGCAGCAAGTGAACCTGCAACCTGATCAAGTCCCATACCAAGTTTTGATGCAAGTGGAAGTACTGATCCCATAGCAGAAGCAAACCCTTCTGCCTCAGCCTTACCTTCCCTTACTCCTGCTACAAGATATTCAGTTGCTTTTGTAGCAGTAAGTCCTGTACCACGATATGCATTAAGTGCAGATGTAAGATAATTTGCAACAGTCTGAGTCTCTCCAAGTCCTGCAGCGGCAGCCTGAGCAGAATTTCTAAGAACATCAAGTGCCTGTGCCCCCTTAATACCTGAAGATGCAATAAAATACAAAGCTTCTGCAAGTTCTTTAGGATTACGACCAAACTCCTTTGCCATATTCTGAATATCTTTACTCCAGCTATTTACTACACTTTGTGCTGTTCCCGTTAGTCCTACAATCTTTTGTATGGTAAACTCATAATCTTTTGCCATAGTCATCACAGACTTCCCTGCAAGTACCATTGGAGCAGTAATAGTTGCAGAAGCCAAATAACCAAATGTACGCATTCGCTGAGAAACCATTGCTAAATTGCTAATGGCTTGTTTGGAGAAAAGTTGAAATGGCTGAGTAAGTGCTGTTCCCATTTTAGGGACTTTATTTTGTATATCCTGTACAAAATCATTTACTGCTGCCTTTGCCGTAAGTAATCCTGAAGCATTTACTCCAAGTGTTACTGTCAATGTTCCTATATCAGCCATTTCCTTTTTTCTTTATGTTAGGTGGTGGAAGTGCATCAAGCTTTTTCTTTTTTTCAACTGCTTCATTTTGTGCTTTAGCAATCTCTTTAAGTGCTTTCTTCATTTCCTCCATACTTTGTTTCTTCACTTCCTTTGGTGCTGTTACATCCCATTGTGGTAAGAAATCAGCAATTTCAGATAACTTTACAGTTTTCTTTCCTGATGCCCACTTGATAGCAATATTTGTAATCAGGCAAGACAACATTGCATTTCTGAAATCCTCTCGCACTTCTCCAATAGGATCAAGCATATTGTATGCTTCCCATTCTGCTAACTCATATGCCGAAAGCCTATCAAGCAAATATTTTGGATGAACGACACCTAATGCTAAACAGAGTCTGAACTGGAATTGTCGGCTTGGCCGACTTCTGAGTTTTTTATTATATTCTCCTTATCTTCCTCAGTTATAGCATTAATTTTTTGTGCTACATTTATAATCTTCTCCAACCTTTTAGCACTCATGTTTTTACTCAATTGTGGATAATCAGTTGGTTTAAGTAGCAAATTTCCTTTATCGTCACAAATAGTAACAACTGCAAGTTTTGCACGAAAGTCATCTGTATTCTGCTCAATGCTTACAATGTTTCCTTTTCCATCACGATTCTTCTTCAACAGTGAATTCTCGAAAGTATCACGTTCATGTCCGGTCATCTGACGGACAAATATGAAATCACCATTCTCAAATTCAACTTTCTGAATTTGGAGTTCTTCCCTCTCCAATAATTTTGAACTGTTTAATAACTCTCCCATGATTAGTAATTTTGTTATTGTGTTTGTGTAAATAAAAAATTCTTGATTAGAATTAGTTTTAAAATCTGCTACGATGGAGCTTCAGTATTAGTGCCAGAGTTGATCGTTACCGGACCACTAATCTTAATTGTCACATCAGCAGTAATCTTATCATCTGTCGGAATAGTTATCGGGCATTCCGTAACCAGTCCTTCAAACTCTAAAGTAGTTAATTCCCCATCCGAAAGACAGATTTCATAGAAGTGAGAACTTGGGTCCTCAAAATCTGCTTTGAATGCGTCATAGGTAGCTCTCGTAAAGTTCATTGACAGGGAGATCGTACCTGCATCCCTGAGTCCTGCAATAAACTCACGATACCCACCAGTGGAATCCAATGACGTTACGTCAATGAAATCCCTTGTCATAGTCGGGCCTGTAATAGAATTTATTTCAGCAAGATTAGCCCAAGCTGAGCCATTCCAGCGACGAAATTGTGTTCCTACTCCCGAAACTGCATTACTCATGTGTTTTACCTCCTTTTTTAAACAGCTTTTCGCTGTACATTAAAGTTAATAACAAAACGACATCTATCGTTGTCATCCCAATCCAAAAGAAACGGACCACTACCTGAACAAGCGATAGATTCATATACAGCACCATTCCATGTTTCATGTGCCCGGCCATGTAATGATGAATATATAGCATTTATAATTCTTGTGGCTTCACTCTGTTTATTGTTTCGTACCCTTATCTGAATACTTGGATATTCATAACTTTTCCCATCCAATGTCAGTCTTGCAGGTGCTCCGTATGTGTCAAATATTGTCACACAATTATCCGGACTTGCAGGTTCTCTGTTTACAAACAGATTTGTACCATGTACAAGGCCAAGTGCAGTATCAGCTACAAGAATTGATTTTATATCATTCGCAGTTGTATTCATTTTATTCTTGCTGTATCACGTAATATTTTCAAGATATTATCCTTTTGGTTTTCAATAGCAATCTGAAACCATTTTGCACCAGTTCCTTCAGCAGAAAAATGTGCTCCTACCATTTCATGCACCCACAAAGCATAATTCATGCTATATCCCATAATAATAAACGGACCTTTATAAACATTTGAAAGTGCTTTTGCTTTACCTACCATTTCTCCTTTTATAGATGAATGTTGTGAAGCAAACTCTCCTGCTTTTGGTCCTATAAATGATCCTGTCTCAGTTGAAACTAATTTTCCTGTATTTCCCCCTGCAACAATCCTTGCGTTTGCAGTTACATAAAACCATGAATGACGCAAGTTCCCCAAATCCCTTGGAGTTTTCACACTCCCTTTTTCAGTTTCTTCATGTATCTTAGCAGTAGCACGTATTAATCCTTTCTGAGTTACCCCTTGTATCTTAGCAATCTCCTTATCAAGTCTTGCCAAGACCTGAGTAACTCCCTTAACCCTTATAACTCCACCAATAGGTGAACTACTGCCAATCCTACTTACTCTCATCTATACGACCATTGTGTTAAAAAAGCCCTACGTACAAATTCCGTTGTTGAACCCAAAGCCGGAATTTTCTCAAACTGCTTGATCTTAAATGCACCATCCACAGTTTTTGGATCATACCAACCTCCACTACTGTTAGCACTGCTATCTTCCAACGCTTCCAAATCATCTAATGTCCCTAAATACAAGAATCCTTCTTCTTCAACGTCCTGCAGAACATAAACAATAGCTACACTCTCAATCTCCCCACCTCTTTTATCATCATCATTTATTATCTGCACTTTTCCTTCCCATCTGCATTTAAGTTCAACAGGATTTGCCCATGTAAATCCACCATCCCCGTCTGCCAAGGGACTTCCCCAATAGACACAGGTCTGAGTGCAATTCTTTTTTAACAATGCAGATATTCCCATTAGTCAAAACTTTTTACAGCATAAATAGAAGCAGCTTTCATTGCAGTCTTGCTTATCAATCCCGAAGGATCAATAGCAAGTAATATCTGACCATAAGGAGTAGCTTCAAAACCAGTTCCCCATTTTCCTGTATATTTAATCCTTGCTTCCCCTACTTGTTCTTCTGCACCCATCCTTAGTGTTGTCAAGGAAATAATATGTGCAGCATAATATTTCTGTATTTCAGTAAGCAAGCCAGTTCCTATTGTCCCTGTATAATATTCAAATACTTTGGTCAGAATCCTATCAACCGTAGTAAGGATACTGTTTACATAAGCATCACTCAGGCTACTGTCCTGTAAGAGATCAAATACATCATCAGTTGTTGCTAACACTGCCATTTTTTACCTCCTTTTCTTTTTTCCGTGTTGTTTCCAACAAAGGATCAATATAGTTAAATACACTATGTTTCCATTTTAATCCGAGCCAATCCAAGGTTTCATAAAGCTGACTGTAATCCCCATAAACCAATCTCTCAGGATAAATGACTTTACAATTTAATCCTTCTGTAATCATTTCAACGAATCTTTTTTCATACTCATGTACAAACCAAAGCCATCCTTCCCTTTCATCTTTTACATGAACTGCTTCTCTTTTCTTTTTATCCTTAAAGGCGTACATATATCCTGTTTTCATACAGGATTCTACTATGTCTGCCGTACGTCTGCGTACAATCACCCATTTAGCATAAGGGTATGCAGAATGCCAAACCTGCCAAATAAGTGATGCTGTACTGCTTTTATAAAACCATTCTCCCCTACTATACCCTTCCCTTTCAAATATCTCATCTACATTATCTTTCCAATTCAAAGGGATTTTAATTTGCTCCCTTTTTGGTAAAGGATACTGCCCCATTTCATCAGCCCAAATAGATGCAAGATAAGGTTTCTCCATCACTTCTTTGACTGCATCATTTTCATTCACACCCTTAAATCCTGACATTTTCCCACCAAATGCTCCACAACGATTTATCACTCCTGCAATCATAGATTTTCCTGATCGTGGCACTCCTGTAATTATTATAGGCTGAGTATCTATCATGCTCTGTATTTATTACGTACCATTAACCTTTCAAGCATTTTCTCCCTATTTGAAAGCACCCTGACTTTTTGCTGTGGGTGTCTACGATAAAATGCTAATATCCTTGGACAATATCCTAATCGTAATCCTGCCTTTAAACAACGTAAACTAAATTCATACTCTTCCATAGCGTTAAGAGTTTCGTCAAAAGTACCTATTTTTTCGAATACTTCACGACGATACATCAACGTAGCACTATGTATATAATTTTTTACCAACATATCCTTTAATTGTGGATACTCAATTTTTGGTTTATATATCTGGTGGTCAGGCTTATAAGAATAAAACTCTTCTGCCTGACCATGAATAAAATCCGCTTTGGTCTTTTCAAATGTTTCAAGGCTATCTTCAATGCAGTTTGGAGATAACATATCATCTTCATGGAGATAACGTATGAATTCACCTTCTGCCTGTGGAAGAACCTTATTAAAGTTCTCAGGCCAATTCCCATCACCTTTACCAAGCAATAATTGAACTTCTTTTGGTACAGAAGCAATAGCATCCGAGAGCCAACCTCTATCCTTATTGTAAGGAATTATTACAGTAACTAACCTGTGAAAGAAATTTTTCTGACTGACATACTCTCTGATCCAATCCAAACCTACTGCCTGTAATATTCGTGGTTTGCCGTGGAAGCAAATCAGGTTGGCTCTGTTCGGAATGCTACTTAACCATTCTCTGCTCCGTGGTTTAAAATCATATATTGTATCTGTAAGATTCTGCCAATAGTAATCTGCACTTATAACTTTGCGTAAATATACATCCATTCTTGTCCCCGTCACTCCTTTAAAGGAATCCCATACTTTCTTTATCTTTTCTGATTTAGCAGGAAACCAAACCAACCCCGTTGCAAGTTGACCTACCTGCCAAAAGTCCTGAAGTGTAATAAACTTTGTCTGGTCAGGAATAACTTTAATTATATTCTCAACCGAAGTGATTATTGCCGTATCCAAGTCAATATAAAGAAAAGGACGATATTGCTCCATTTCAGGGGAATAAAGTATCATTCGTGACCAAGTACCAGGTAAAGTAGTCTTTAAAGGAATGACTTCAAATCCACCCAAATCATACTGCTCCGTAGCTTTATCCCACATACATATTATTCTTGGTTTGGGATTTCCTACCCATTTGCCGTTGATGTGCCTTACAATAAGTTGAACATCCAACATTGAAAAGTCACCACCACTTCTTAAAACGAGTAATATGTTTTGTCTTTCATTCATACCAAACTCTTAACTGCATTTTCAATCTGTTCTTTTGGATCAAGCCATTTCTTTGACATTAAATAATTGTGTTCCATTGCTGGTTTTGCCCTGTGATAAACATCAGGAGTAAGTTCATTGCAAACATTAACTATCTCATCCACACTATTCACTCTTATCATTCCTGCCGGATCAAAGTATTGTTCAATATTCTGACAACCATAATAAATAGGAAATGTACGGGATTGAAAACAATCAAGCAATTTTTCTGAAAAATAATTCCTGATTGAGCAATTCTCAATAGCTACATGAAACATTGAATCAAATAATGGCTCTTTACTTGCTCCTAAAACCAATTCACCTTTATATTCTACTTCCGTCCAAGGTACAAACGTATGCCAAAACTTAGCATTACCACTTAAATAAAACCTCTTTGGAATTGTTATTCTGTCCTTATTTCTCCATAGTTCATGCCTTATACCATACCCTTCTAACTTAGAACTTGTTTTTCCACCTACCACAGTAGATACAGAAAAATGCTTTCTCTTAGAATGATAGTCCACTATCCAAGGTTTCATAACAAGAAACTTTACAGCCTTTGGGTTGTTTTTAAGTAGTTCATGATGATAAGTAAGCAAGTAAGTATAATATCTGGAATTATTCTTAACCAATCTATAAACTAACCCTTTACGTGGTTCTTCAAGAATAATAATACGAATTTGATTTTTCCTTATCCCAGACCTTTCAATACAGTCAATATAAACATCCACTTCCTTGTCTGAATATACTTCAAACGGAGTAGGATTATTGCCATAATGAAATCTGACCTTATTCATTTACTTTTGCTACTAACACATCATTTGGAACATACCCATCTTCCAATACAAA